GCTTGCCCAGCTGCCCCCGACATCACGAACGCTTCCGTTAAAGAAGCTCCCACCGTTCCAATCAAGGACAAGGGGGCCATGGATGCGTATATCGTGGACAAGCTTAAAGGCAAGAAGAATACTACAGTTCCCACACGATCGTTCAAGAAGATCTCAGCCAGCCTGCTCAAGGCATGGCTGCGGAAGATCTCGAAGGAGACCGGCATCAAGCCAAACTCCGTCCCGCTCGTCAGCGAGCAGGAAGTGCGAGAATCCAGGTCAAAACCGGCCCAGGTAGCACGCGAGACTACGAACGGACTCGGGCCCCCAGAGGGCACCGAGACGGGACAGGGGGAGGTGAAAAACGAGGTCAGTCACAAGGATCCTGAATCCGCACGTGTCATCCAGAGCCCTAGCTTCGACGCAGGGTTGTGGTCTGGCGTGGTCGCCAAGACGTGCGAGAAGGTTCTCAAGTTGATGGACGCGTATGGCCCGGGCAAGGACCCGGGAGCCACGACCGATGGAGTGAGTGCAGTATATAACAAAACGCACCGCTTCCAACGTGTATTTTCCTCTGGTGGCGTTCGCGGCGTTGATTACACAGCAGCCGACGACAGCCACAGCGAGTATTCGAACACCATCATGCGAGCATTCATCGAGTTCTTCGTCACACCGGAGGACATGGAAAGGGCCCTCAAAGGCTACGATGGTTGCTTCAACATGATGATCAAGTACATGGGCAAGCTTTTGTCGTCCGAGTGGAAGAACTGTAGTGGCACCGGCATCACTACTGTTCTCAACACCATTGTTTTCATGTTCCGCGAATTCCAGACCACCATCTATTCGATGGTCCTTGTCGATATGGAGTATAACGAGGAGATTGACGTGTCCCAGTATGACTGGGAAACGACATTTCCCGCTCTCGACTCAGGCGCCTTTTGGCGGGTTGTGGGACGCATTCAGTCCGAGTGGGGTCTTGACGCGATCGACCCCGCTTTCGTGACCAAGCATGGGCGTAGGCTCACTGACTTGGTATACGAGTGGACAGGACAGAACTTTGGGGACGACGGACTTGCTTGCGGCACCCCGTATGTCACGGACAAGTGGTGGGAGCGTGCGATGAAGCTCGTGGACACTGCAGATGGATTCAAGCGCAAGCTTGAGGTTTCAATCACTCTGCTGTCTGAACGAACTGAGTACCTCTCCCGGATTTACCCGGACCTCATCCAGTCGAAGGCCTCCCACTGCAAAGTGGAGAAGGCTCTCCGGAAGCTCAGCGTCGCAATCAACCGCGACCCGGTACGCTACAGTTACAAACTTCGTGGCTACCTTTCGAACGACAGACACTGCCCACTTGTGGGTGGGTACTGCCTTGGTGTGGCAAACACCTTTGGCTGGGATGTCACGAAACCGCTGACCCAGGAGGAACTCGACAGACTCGAGGTGACCGACCGCGAACGCTACTGGCAAGTCCAGGGCGGCGCGTTTCCTGACAACGATGTGCAAGCACATTTGGACACCATGCTTGCGGAAGTCGGCTCGGACTATGGCATGACCTCGGCTGAGGTTGCCGAACACGACGCCAGGCTCGCAGGCTGCAGCACATGGGAGGAACTACAGGAGCAGATGCTTGCGTGGAAGTGGAAAGACGAACAACTCCACGCAGACTTTGCCAAGGGGAAGAACTACAAGTTCGACCATTCTGACTACCCCCGTGATGCACTCCTCGAGTACAAGCCAAGGGAGACTGGCAACAGAGGCCGCAGGCGTGTGGCGGACCGCATGACCGAGTTAGGTCATGGTCCCCGCCTCATGGACACACCTGGCACGGCTGAAAGTCCCTCGGCTCGCGATACCGCCCTAGCGGCCACTTTGGCCATGATCGACGACCGCGACTCTTCCAGGAGGAGATCCAAAAGCAGGCGCCGGAGCGATCGCTCCGGCAACGGCGACGACTCGCCACCTTTCCAACCCGTGCTCGAGCACGACGGCGCTACGCACTGGATGCGCGCCGGAGTTCCACGCTGCGAAGTGGAACCGGGCTCTGCCCAAGCTCGACTGAGGGGTGAGGTGAGTTTCGCAGAGGGGTTGACACATTCCCCTTTCGCCTAGGTTGCCCATGTATGCTGGTACAACTCGCGCAACTCCACGCGAGAAAACGGGTGATGGTACGGTGGTATCAGATTCTCGACAGCAAGAAAGTACAAGGGACTTGCCGGTCTCGAAATCTTCGGATTGTTACACATTTCTTCACAGACTACCTGGCGACATGGTCAGTGCTGAGGCGATTGCCCTCCGCGACGTTGTACGCGGCAAGGACCCGCTTGGGTCGCTTTGCAAGCAGCGCCTCATCACTCCAGAGGCGTGTGATTGGGTTAAATCTGCACTGGACCCATTCCACGACCTTCAATTGGATAACCTACGAGGCTATCCTGACGTATCGACCGAACCGACGGTCATCGTCAAGGTTCGCCAGGCCAAAACCATCTCGAGGCCTCCCGGCCTGGACCAAGATGCCAACTGGGACTGTCACATCGTGCTATCGCCGATTGACTACGCCCCAGGCTCTGGAGGGACGACCCCTAACGACGGGGTTGTCATTCCCGCTCTGTCTCAGCCCGCAGCAGCTGGTGGAAGCGCGGATACATGCGCTGGACGCGTCACGCTCCAGGACACGTATGATCCTGCCAACACCTTTTACTGCCATCGCATGGACGGATTGGTAGTCAACTCGGTCCCGTCGGAGGAAAACTCGTTCACGCCGACACACATGCCCCTCAGCGGCGTGAGCGGGTACGAGACTCAGCACATCAACCTCGATAACTACATGGACTACGACGACACAGACCTAGGTGTGTATCGCATTGTCTATTCCGGGTTCGAGGTTGTCAACACGACCGCACAGATTGCGAAACAGGGTGCGGTCACTGTGTATGAGTACGGCAACAGCTTCGAGACGGGTGCGTCCCAACCTTCGTATCAGGCAGCGTCGGGAACGTTTGTGACAGCGTTCCCCAAGGCCCAGCCCACGACCTACTTCCGGTGTCCTCCAAATACTCTTGCGGAGGCTAAAATCATGCCGGGGTCTCATTCGTGGGCCGCCCAGGACGGGTGCTACAACACCGCTAAGTTTCAGACGGACAACCCGTTTCAGGGTTTGACCAAGCGACCGTGGATAATTCAGCAGAATAATCCGGTTTCCGCCAACGCGAACGGCTACGTGTTAGTCGACGGGAAGTTGAGCGGCGGTTCGTTTGCCTCTGATTTCTCTCTCGGTGTAGAGAGCACGTCCCTGGGTGCTGGTGACCTGCCCGCAACGCATTGTTCGGGACCAGCACATTTCACTCGGATGAATACCTCCGGCGCTTATTTCACCGGCCTGTCATATGACACGACATTGTTCGTGACGTGGCGGGTCGGCATTGAGCGCCTGCCAGCGGCAAACAAGCCGACGTTCCTGGCCCTTGCACAGCCCAGCGCGTTATACGACCCAAGCGCGCTGGTGCTCTACAACCTGGTGGCAAATGCACTGCCACCGGGATGCCCGCAGGGGTACAATGACGCCGGTAAGTGGTTCAGGTGGATCTCGGAACAGGCCGGTAAGGCCATCCCCCGAGTCTATCCTGTAGTCCGCACTGCAGCAATGGTCGCCGACTCCATGCTCGGCAAGGCCCACCCTGCAGCATTGGCACTTGGAGGTATGCAAGCGATGCTCAAGCCCAAGGCTGAGCAGATCGCTGCGGCGCGTATGCAGAAAGCTGCGCGCGCCATGTCAGCACGCAAAGCGCCCCGTAACACCCGGGGGCGCGGCAATGTTGGCAACTGGCAACAGCCCACCGCTCGTGGTGGCCGCCCAGGCGGCCGCAACGGGTTGGGTTAGTTGAAGACCCCGCATTAGTTGCGGCAACTGCGCACGCCATTTAAAACTTTCCACGTCGAGGGGTCTCCGTGGTATAGAACAGCGTGTTTAGAGTTAGTCGTACAAAATCTTACCTTTCGTCCTCCCCCCACCAAGATGCGTTTTGTGAGGTGGGGGTGTGGCGCACTCGGTCAACACGTACCGACTGCGCGGAAGGCGGTGACAGGCCGGCGGCTACCGGTCGTGTCACACAAAACCAAGACGGCAGTTTTATGTCGCCCGTGTG